CCCGCCGATACTGTTGGCGATCGGCCCAAGCTTGCCGAGGGATTCCGTGATCGGGTCGACCCAACCGGAAAACCCGGAGCCGATATCCTGGCCGACTGCTTTTAGCTTTTCGATGCCTTCGGAAATGACATCAACACTGGCACGCAAGGACTCGCCGATCGACCTGGCCCCGGCGAAAGTTTCCTCCAGAGTGGCTGTCGCATTGGCCGCGTCGGCAACGCCAAACACATAATCTTTCAAGCCTTGAACGAACCCGCCCGCCTCGAACCCTCCAAGGCCATCCATGAACCCGCGCACACCCTGGTCAAGCCGATGAAAAATCGTCACGCGATCGTCCAGGGTCGACATAAACTCGTTGACCGCGCCAAGACCGGAATTCAGCATCGGCAAGAGCCGGCTTCCGAACTCAATGGAAAGTTTCGATAGGTTGTTCTTGAACAGGACAAGGGAATTGGCCGTGGTCGCGGCGCGCGCGTCGAATTCCCTTTGAACTGATCCGGCCATCCTGGCTTTGTCCGCCACATGGCCGAACGCATCGGCGACCAGCTCGGTTCGGTTGGCCAGTTTCAGGAAGTCGTCAACGAAGTCCTGGCCGACCAGGTCTTTGAGGGCGGATACCCCTTTCTCAGATTCACCAACCACCTTGAACAATAGCTCGAACGCCGCACCGGTATCCTCGGCCATAAGTTTATTGAATTTGCCGAGGTCAAGGCCAATGTCCTTGAAAGCGCCGGATATCTTTGGACCACCAACAGCGAGCCTGGTTGCCAGCGCCGTAACACCGCGTGCGGCGGTTTCCGACGTGGTCCCGGTTGCGATCATCGCCGAACCAAGCGCGGCCATTTCTTCCGTCGTCGCTTTCAAGATGGGCGCGGCACCACCCGCCCGCATCAGGAAGTCTATGATCTGTGGCGCTTTCGACGCCATGTTATCTGACAAGTGATTGATGGAATCGGCCGTCTCTGAAAGCCGGATCTGTGTCAAGCCGTAGACGTTTTTGATTTTCGCAAACGCATCGCCCGCCGCTTGTGCTGTCATATCAAAGGCGACGGCGCTTTTGGCCGTCAATTCGACGAACCCGCCAAGCTCGGAAAGCTTGATACCGGCCGCACCGGCCTCGGCCGTGATTTCGGCCAAACCCGTTGCGGTTACAGGAATTCGAGTCGAGAGTTTGAGAAGGTCAGCGCTCAATTCGGAATATGCGGCCGGCGTCGGGAAATCGACCACCTTTTGCACGTCGGCCATCGCGCTTTCAAAACCAATGGCCTGTGTGGTCGCGACCGTGAATAACGTCGCCGTCGCCACCGCCGCCGCTTGCGCGCCGCGCTTGGCAGCGTGGATGCCGGCACCCGTGACTTTCTGGAGTTGCCGCCCTGCCGCCTGGCTCATCTTGGTCAGGTTGCCGGTGACAGTTTTCATGACCCGGCTGGCGCGGTCGATCGCTTCGAATATCAACGCGACTTTCATGAGCGCCTCCCGTGGACTTTGCGGTTAGCCGGTTTGCGCTTCCTCGGCTGCCCGCTCTTGCGCCTCGGCAAATTCGACGTCCAATTCAATTGTCACGTCGAGCCAATCCAGAAACTCGTCTTCGTCCATGGCGCAAAGGGCTTCGTGGCTCCAACCGCGCCGGATCATGTAGGCGTGGTCAAGCGGCGTCGATAGGCGGACGCCGCCGGTCAGTTTCCCGCGTCGTCACCCTCTTCATCGCCAAACAGGGTTTTGACGATCAGCGTGGAGTCGGCGACAGGGATAAGCTCGTTAAAGTCATTGACGGTGATGGTCTCGCCGTCGAATTTGCAGTTCCGCACGATGTACATGGTTTGCGCTTTTGCGCTATCGCCCTTGGCAGCACGCGACGCTGCGGCAAGCTTGCCGTGGTTGCGGAACTGCGGATAGGCAAACATAACGCCTGTTTCCGGCAGCGTGATCGTATCAAAGCCCGAATTGGTGTCCTTGTGCGCTTTGAGTTTGGCGATCACACCGCCGTCAATCTCTATGTCAGACATCGGAATTCAACCCCTTTAGGTCGTTAGGTGGAGGGAGAAGGCCTGGCGACGCTAACGCTTCCAGACCGGGACGCCGCCAACCTCGTATTTGTTGGCGAACAGATCGATTTCGACGATTGGCGTTTGGTCCGTGTGAACCCGCTGCATGAGGTAATGGACCGTAAGATCAGCCTCAAAGCCGAGGCCGTCGCCAAGTTTGGCGTCGTCGGCCTTGTACTTGGTGCACAAGGCGCGAACGTAGGTGATCAGCTTGTAGGACTCGTCCTCGTCGAACCCATCCGGGTTGGCGACGTCGACATCGGCGTGAAGCTGGAACGTCAGCGTCTTGGTTGCCGACAGGAGCCCGCGCGAGATATCCGGCTCAAGGAATTGACCTTTGAGCTTTGTGTTCATGGCCTTGATCGGCCGGGCCGGCGCAGAAAATATCGCGATGGACCCAAGGGTTTCATGGTCGAACGTGGTATGTTCGATCTCCACGCCGCCGAATTCCGAGGCAACGCCCCAAAGAGTGTTGTCATCCCAATACAGCTCGGAATTCGTCGTCTGTCCGTGGCGCTTCATGGCCTGGCCTCCTTAAACTGCTGAATTCGCCAACCCGAGCGGGTTGCGAACCAGTTCAATGTTGATGCCGCGTTCGACCGTGATGCGCTCCATGACGGAAACCGGCATGATGTCGAGCTGATAGAAGAACTGGCCCTCGGCGACGCTTTCCGGCGTCGTTTGCGTGCGGTCGAACCAGAACCGCCCGTCATAAAGCGCCGGATCATCACCGGTTGTTTTCGACTTCACGTAACGGTTGATCCGCTCTTCGATGAATTCGATCGCGGCGGCTGAGGCGTTGCGGTCCTTCCAATCGTCCAGATAAAACAGGACGGCCTCATCAATCATGTCCGTGGTGTACTGGACGTGATTGAAGTTCCGATAATCCGTGTCGGTCGGGTAAGCCGCCGATCGGTTGCCGGATGTGTGGATGCCCTTGCCCCACCGTTCCTCAACCGTCACCACCCCGGCGCCTCGCAACAATTGCGGGTCGGATTGATGGTCGCCGGGGATGTAATGAACCTCCTGTGCGGAATCCTCCATCCCGTATATCGGCCGGTTCGACGGCGAATGGTGATAGCCATATTCAATGATCGACCGGAGCCAGACGCCGAGGTGAACCGATGAATACGGGATGTTGATCTCGTTTCCGGTTGTCTCGGAAATCTTCAACATGGACGGCCAATGCAGCGTGAAGCGGCGCGAATTGGTCTGGAAATCGAACGCGCCGGTCGGGCCGCGCGCTTCAATCACATCCTGCCTGGTCACGCCGATCGGCGCATTCAAGCCGGAGCGCGCCCGGATGCGGTTCTGGATAACCTCCAGTTCGGCGCGCACGCCCGGATCGTTTGAGAAGAACCCGGCGTCCAGGTTCTTCGGGAACCAGCCAAAAGCCTGGAAACACTCGTATGCGAGCTTCAACCCGGAGGCTTTCCCAGACGCATCGAATGTGCCGATGATATCCGTGTTCGCAACCTGGCTTGGATCGGGCGCATTCCCAACATCCTTATGCACGTCAGGATCGAAGACATTGACGACAACCAGCGTTCCAATTCCGGAATCCTCCGCCTGGTCAAAGATCGCGTCCAGGCGTGACGGCAAATCGTATCCGTCCGTTTCCGGGCCGAACCACTGTGCGATTTCTTTACGATCGCGCACGATGACTTTGGTGTTGATGTACGGCGCGCGCGCCGCCCCATCGGCATGCACAAGGTGTATCGGTGCAGTCCCGATAATCAGCGCTGTGGCAGCCTTTTGTTCCCGGACCGTCTGAGACCCAATCGGGCGATCGACAATCTCCGGACCAAAATAGGGTTCAGCCGTGGCCATGTTGTTTCCTTACTTGGTTTCGCCGTCAGCTTCCGGCGCGGGTTTGGTCAGAAGTTCGCGAGCGATCATGCCGGCTGTGACCGGATGATCGCCTGGCACCTTCGCGGGCTTGCCGGGATGGCATCGCACCGTCAGATCTTCGCGACCTTCGGCGCGGAACGTGATCGATTGCGGCGGGCCGGAATAAGCAAAGACCTCCAGGCTGAATTGTTTGCCCTTCGGGTCCTGGCCTTTCACCGGCTTCGTGGTCGCGGCGCGTGACTTGGTTTTGGCCTGGTCGCTCATGCAACGGCTCCCTTCTCGCTAAAGGCTTTAATCATCGGCCGGACCTGGCGACGCGGCGCGACGGCTTTGACGCCAATCGAGACTTCGACAACCCAGTGCCAAAGCCCGCCGTCCTGTTCCGCCAGCTCGTCGGATACGATCGTTAGCGCGCCACCCTGGAGGCGTTGTCCCTGGAGTGCTTGGCGTGTGTCTTCGACCGCTCGATAGGAATCCTGCCGGGCCGGATCGCCTTTGCCGACCGATCGGATGTATAAGTGCACGCCGTATTGAAGCATGCGCTTGCTTTCGCCGGTTTCGATCGCCTCGGCATCCCGGTATTTGGAGCCGACGTAATGGACCAGGGCGGCGCGCTCGATATTGGCGAGATCGAATTCGCCGGGATCGTCCGGAAACCCTTCGATCAGGAAACGCGGCGGCATTGCATCCTTGAGCAATCCAAGAATGCCATCTTCGATTTTCCCGACTATTGACGCCGGCATTGCCAGGGGATCGGTCATGAATACCCCTCCAGGACACTGTCGGCACGGGAATCGGAATTGACAGCAAGCACCGGACCAAGCCCGCCATCAGCGGCCGGCGCATCTGTCACCGCGCCAGGCGGCGGTACCAGGTCAAACTTGCCCGATTGGATATCGCGCAAGATCTTCATGGCCGCGTCGTGCCGGTCTTTGACTTCGTCGGAAATCGGCGACTGGTTGCCGCCATCGTTGCGCAACCGGTATCGCGTCAGATCCGAGGCGACACCTTTCAACACATCCGGGATGGCCGCATAGGCAACACCATCAAGCCAGGCATGCTGGCCGATGACATAACCAAGGATCACGGAGTCGGCTTCCGCCAACACGCGGTCAAGTTTGACCTGGTCAAGGGTCGGACCTTCCGGCGCATTGTGCCGGCCGTCGCCGGCAATCCGGAATAGCTCCCGGTTGCCGATCCGGCTTTCAAGGTCTTCAAGGGTTAAAAACTTGGCCATCGTTGTTCCGTGTTGGCGGCGGCGCGGATCTCGTCAAAGGGCTCAAAAACCAAGATCCGGCCGCCGCCGCTCCCACCGCCGGGAATGCTATTGCGCTGTTGCCTTGGTGATTTCGGCGCGGCTT